GAGCTACAGCTGGTGAAAAAGCTGCGTTTCGTGTTGCAAACATCGCACGACAAGCTAATAACAGTAACTTGCTAACATACTCTACAAAACTTATGGCTGCTACTGACGACGCATTTGCTTTTGTTTTAGGCAGAGCTAAGATGCGTGAGAAAGCTATGAGACGTGTGCTTGATATGCAAGGCAACGGGATAGAATTACCAAAGATAACTAAAGACTTAATGAAAGCATACGAAGATGATTTTTATGCTCAGGTCTTTGATGCAAACGGTAATCTTGTAGACGAAGCTGCTAGATTTGCACGTAAAGAAGTAACACTTACACAGGAGCTTACAGGCTTTGCAAAAGGTCTAAACGATGTGTTTAGTGCTACACCACTAGCTAAACCATTTTTCTTGTTTGCTAGAACTGGTGTAAACGGTCTTGCACTGACAGGTAAGTATACACCCGGATTTAACTTCTTAGTCAAAGAGTTTAATGACATAGCATTTGCTAACCCTAACGATTTAGGTAGTGTATCTAAGTATGGTATAAACACAGCAGAAGAACTAGCTAATGCACGTGCCTTACAAACAGGTAGATTAGCGATAGGCTCTGGTGTTGTATTTATGGCTGCACAAGCTTGGATGCGTGGCGACCTTAACGGTAATGGGCCAGTAGATAGACAAAAAAGACAAATGTGGCTAGACGGTAAATGGGAACCTAGAACTATAAAGCTTGGAGCTGTACGTGTAGGTTATGATAACTTTGAACCATTTAACCTTATTATGTCTACAATAGCTGACGTAGGTGATGCTAGCGAACTTATGGGTGAAGAATGGACAGAAAATCAGTTAGGTAAGATATCTCTTGTAGTAGCACAGGCTATAACAAGTAAGTCATATCTAGCAGGCATACAGTCCTTTGTTGATCTATTTGGTGGCAGACCCGGACAAGCCGGACGTATTGTAGCTGGACTTGCAAACAACCAAGTACCTTTAGCTGGTCTACGTAACGAGTTAGGTAGATTATTTACTCCTTACATGCGTGAAATAAACTCAGGTATTGTACAGTCTATACGTAACCGTAACTTGCTTACCGAACAACTAGGTGGATCAAATAAATTACCTCTTAAGTATGACTTGCTTAATGGTAGACCTCTTAAAGATTGGGACTTCTTAACTAGAGCATATAATGCAATTAGTCCTATAAGTCTAAATTTAGAACAAAGCGAAGGTAGACAATTTTTATTTAACAGTGGTTACGATCTTAGACAATCTACATACTATGCTCCTGATGGTACAAACCTATCAGATAATCCAGAGGTTCGATCTTTATTTCAACAGGCTATAGGTCAATTAAATTTAGAATTAAAACTAAATAAGATGGCTAAAAACCCTGCACTCATAGCTTCTATGGAAGAAATGTATAGAGATATAAGATCTGGCAGACGTGGAGATTTTGATGCTAGAGATTATGCACACAACAGAGCTATAGATAAAATTATGCAAGAAGCTCGTAGAATGGCTTGGGCTAAAGTTAGTCAGCAGACTGGTGTACAAAAACTTATACTAGAGCAACGTGCACGAGATCTTGCTAAACGTCAAAAACGAGATACAACAGCAAACATCCTCAACATATACAAATAAATGGCAGTAACACAGGCAACCTATACTGGGGATGGTGGAGCGACCAAATCGTTTTCCTTTCCGTCTATCCAGCAATCTGATATAAAAGTTACTGTAGATGATGTACTAAAATCTTCTGGTACACACTACAACATAACAAGCTACACCACAACGGGCGGTGGTAATGTAGTTTTTACATCAGGTAATATACCCACCAGCCCACAGGCTATCAAGATATTTCGTGACACAAGTGTAGACGTAGCTAAGGCTACATACACAGCAGGGTCGTCGGTAAAGGCAGAAGATTTAAACGCTAACAACGAACAGCTACTGTTTAAAGTACAAGAAGATAATCAACTTATTGTAACAAGCGAGATACAAAACGCAGCAGTAGAAACTGCAAAAATAGCAGATAACGCTATAACAGCAGCAAAAATTGCTAATGGTAATGTCAACGCAGACAAGCTTGCTAGCAACTCTGTAACTACAGTTAAGATACAAGACGACGCAGTAACAGCAGCTAAACTAGCTAACTCTATAAATACTGAGATAGCAGCAAACACTGCTAAACTTACAAACGCTACACACACTGGCGACGTAACAGGTAGTGGTGCTTTGACTATAGCTAACGACGCTGTAACTACAGCTAAGATAGCTAATGATGCTGTAACTACAGATAAGCTTGCAAACTCTATAGTTTCTGACATAACAGCTAATAATGCAAAAGTTACTAATGCTACACATACAGGAGAAGTTACTGGTAGTGGTGCGTTAACTATCGCTAACAACGCAGTAGTAGAAGCTAAGATTGCTAACAATGCTGTAACATCAAATAAAATAGCAAGCAACGCTGTTACAACTGACAAAATAGCTGACAGCGAGCTTTCTACACTAGCTGGTATGCAGTCAACTACTGCGTCAAACCTAGCAAGTGCTACAGCTCTTACAGCTACTACAGCAGAGTTAAATCAGCTTGACGGTATAACACTAGAAACTTCTTTAACTACAGGTAGTGATACACGTATACCTACATCAAAAGCTGTAAACGATCAGATACTTGCAGTTACTAATGCTCTTGGTGGTTTTGTAGCTATAGCAAACGAAACCAGCTTTCCTACAGCTAACCCAGATCCAAGCAATGGTGCGGGTACTGTTGTGTCTATATCTCAGGTTAGTAGTGGTAGTGCAATAACTATCAACAACTCTGGCGTAGCAACTATATCTAACGGTGCTGGTACAGGTAACACAGTAACTATAACTGGGTTTCCTACAACCTTACGTAATACAAGCCTAGCTGCAAGTAGCGGACTACAGGTACAGACTACTACAACATTACATACATATACATTTCATAAACAGCTAGCTAGTGCTGCGGATATTGCAGCTATCAGTGCTACAGTTAACTCATTCTCAAACAGATACAGAGTATCATCATCTGCACCAACATCTTCCCTAGACGGTGGTGACTTATGGTATGATACAACTAACAGTAAGCTTATGGTTTACTCTAGTCAGAACTCTGCATGGGAAGAAGCTACAGCTATTGGTAACTTTTTTATATCTACAATAACTAGCTCCTCAAGCACAGGCGGAGGTAGTGCAACACCAAATGGAACAGCTTATAGATTTACAATATCTGATGCACCTACAAGTGCAGCACAACTTATTGTTAGTGTCGATGGAGTCATTCAAAAACCTAACGCTGGATCAAGCCAACCAAGCGAGGGCTACGTTCTTGTTGGCAACGACATTATCCTTGGGTCTGCCCCTGCTAACGGTGCTAGCCTTTTCGTTACTGTCATCGGATCAACAGTCGGAATAGGTACACCAAGTAACAACACAGTTACAACAGCCATACTACAGAATGGATCAGTTACAACTGCAAAGATTACAGATGCAAATGTAACAGAAGCTAAAATAGCAAACGGTGCAGTAACTGTAGATAAAATTGGCAATGGTCAAGTTACAGAAGCTAAAATAGCAAACGGTGCAGTAAGTATAGATAAAATTGGTAGTAATCAAATTTCTACAGCTAAACTTCAAGACGATGCAGTAACCGCTGCAAAACTTGCTAACACGTCTGTAACAGCTGGTAGCTATGGATCATCAACATCTATACCTTCTATTACTGTCGATGCACAGGGTAGAATCACAGCAGCATCTGGTAACACAGTTAACACAGATCTAGTCGGTGACACATCACCACAGCTAGGCGGTAATTTAAGTACTGGGGGTAATAATATAGGTTTTGCTGATAATGATAAAGCTAAATTTGGGAATGGCGATGATTTGGAACTTTATCATACAAGTTCAAATTCTAATTCTAATATTAGGCACAATAATACAACTGGAAGTTTATTTATTGATTCTGCACATGAGACACACTTTAGACATCATACAAGTGGTACAAGTTTTGAAAATCAATTAAGTTTAAAAGATGATGGTGCTGTAGAGCTATATCACAACAACATAAATGTTTTCAAGACTAGACCAGATGGAGCTTGTGTATTTAATGAATTTAGTGTAGGAACATCAGATGTTCAACAAGCTTCGGTTGCAAGTTTTGTTGGTGGTCAATATAACCAAGTTAATATTGCTGACGGCAGTAATAGTGGTTGGGGTCTTTTATTAGCTCAACAACAAGGTACGAGTACAACAACTTCTTATACATATTCAACTAACTCAAGCGTTAATAAACCCTGTTCAATAGTTAATGTTAATAATGATGCTTTACATTTTGCCACTAACAATGCCCCAAGATTTCGAATCGAACATGATGGTCATGTATTACCTTCAGCTAATAATTCTTATGACTTAGGTAGTACATCATATCGTTGGAGAAATATTTACACTAATGGAATAAATAACGCTGGTTATGTAAGTAATCATTGGATTCCTAGTGCTAATAATACATACGATTTAGGTTCATCATCATATCGCTGGAGATACGTTTACATGAGCGGAGGATTTAATAACTCTGGTTATGTTTATAGTAATTTAACTCCTGATGTAAATAATACTAGAGATCTAGGTACATCATCAATACGTTGGAGAAACGTCTATACCAATGACCTTAACTTATCTAACGAAGGTTCATCTAACGATGTCGATGGTACTTGGGGTGACTGGACAATACAGGAAGGAGAATCAGACTTGTTCTTAAAAAATAACCGTTCTGGTAAAAAGTACAAATTTAATTTAACGGAGGTATCATAATGGCTATTTATTTTGGTGATGGTTCTGGTGGTGGAGACTCTACTGAAGGAAGAATTATACAAACTCAACTAACCACAAAATCAGCTACTTTTAGCAGTAATTCAGATAGTTTTGTAGATATAACAGGCTTTTATGTTGACATTCAACCACATAATAGCGGTAATAAAATATTATTTATAGCAACATTAGCTTGGGGAACTTCTATTGATGGGTATAGTTCTTTACAGTTATTAAGAGATAGTACTGCTATAGGAGTAGCTCCATCGTATTACAGCCAAACAGTATGTTCTTTTGCTTTGCAAGCTAACGATAATGCTCGCAATAAACTATATAACGCAACTTATACATTTCTTGATTCTCCAAACGCAACATCTTTATTACGTTATAAACTTCAATGTAGAACTTATTCTGGGGATAATCGTTATTTTACTCTTAATAGAACATATCTCGATCAAGGAAGCTATCCTTATCATCATAGAGCACCCTCAAGATTAATAGCTATGGAGGTAGCAGCATAATGACATTAGATCACAACGCAATTTACAAGGCATATCCCAATGTTAGAACTATTGATGATGATGAAGGTGCTTTTGATATAGATGGTAATTCTGTAGCTATAGAGCAAAGCAAGGTAGAGTCTGCAAGAATAGAGCTAGATAAAGAAATATATAAAGATCAACGACAACAGGAATACCCACATTGGGGCACACAACTCGATTACATCTATCATAACGGTATAGAAAAATGGAAAACAGATATAGTCGATCCTGTTAAGAAAAAGTATCCTAAAC